TTGGATGGACCTTTCTTTTCTTCGTCAAGATCCTTCATCTTCTTATGTAGGTCTTGGAGTTTCTCAGTCATGTCTGCGACGTGCTTCATTGCCGCTACAGCAACTTCATATGCTCTAGGGTGCCCAGACTCCTGAGCGACCTCTAAGGCACCGTTAACCGCCTCCTGACCCTTGTCTATAAGCGAGTATAACTCACCCCTGGTATATTGGTAATCCTTCTCACGATCGTCCCTAGACACCTCTGGTGGTTTTGGTTTGATTGGTTCACTGACAGGTTCAGCACTAATGTTGAGGATCTCCTCCATGTTCTCTTCTAGGCTCATAAGAATTCAATTCCTTCATTAAATCCAAAGTCATCACCAGCATCTAGAAGTGCATCATCATTTACATCAATGACACCATCAGTATTGATATCTGTTTTTGCTTTGGGTGTATATGTTCGCGTGATTGTTCTACGATTAACAGAAAGGTCACCCATTGTTTCATGGATGATTGCTTTCTTGATAACATCTGCAGTGTTGTAAGGACCGTAGAGGTAAGACTTCATTGTGAAGTTGAGAGTATATACGATGTATCTACGTTCGTAAAAACTATCATCCCACTCATCCTCAAAACTTACATTGTTTAAAACAATAGCAACATCTCTCTTCTCATTCATGTCAGGAATCATGTTGAGAGTGATACTGAAAGATGGTTGAAAATATGGTAAAATCTGTTCTACGATTTGAAGAGCATCATCTTGAGATTTAGCAATAACACCCAATTCAAAACTCAAGTTATATGGAACAGGAACATATTGCACTCGGACTTCACCACCACTACCATCAATGATGGTTTTGTATTTTTGAATTGGTGATGTCTTGCGGGTAGGATCATAGTCAACACTAGACATCTCAAAGTAGAGACGTGGTAGGGTGATTGCTACCTTTCTATTTGTATTATTCTCTTCTAGACGAACAAGAAACTTCTGCTTTGGACCATATGCCAAAGGAACCTTTTGCTCTTCTAAGACAGTACCATCACTAGGATCTGTACTTTTCAACGTGATGTTGTTGAAAAGCGTACCAAACGCGACAATGTTCTTACGAACAATTTGATTATAAAAATGAGAACCTAACATTAGATACTACCTGTAAAATTACCAGCTTCACCAAATGGATTTCCTTCTGACCAATCAATAATGTTGTCAGCTTCGTCTTCAATCTCTCTATTTTGATCGTAGTTGCTGTTGACATTATTTAGAGTGTCAAATGTCTCAGGACTCCACTTGGCACCTGAAGTTAGACCAGTAATCACTTCAGCAGTAGTAAAGGTTCCTGTTCTGTTGATGACTTGGAGAGCTCTGGTTGTGCTATCCCAGGACTTAACTTCTGCTCTGTTGTCTTTGGGGGAGTAGTCAATGACCACAGTAGGTGCAGAACTATAACCGCTCCCGCCATTTGTGATAGTAATACTATTAACAATACCAGTAGAACTGACTGTAGCAGTCGCAGTAGCACCACTTCCGTCTCCTGTAATTGTTACTGTTGGTGGTGTAGCAACTTTATAATGTGCTCCACCATCTGTAATAGTTATGGCAGTTACAGCATCACCTGTAATAGTTGCTGTAGCTTTTGCTAAGAACTCATCACCAACAATCTCTTCACCTACAGTGAAGTCTCCAGTTCCACCAGGGTCCATAAAGAGCTTGATAGCATTGTCAAAGAGTTGTTCCACTGCATCAATCTCTGCAACACCAGTGTCAAAGTCATCGCTGCCAACTTCATAGATCTCAGCAGTGATAGCATAGAATTGGATTTTACCAAACTGGAAGAATGGTTCTTCTTTACCAACGAACTTAATTTCGTAGATATCTTTTGTCAATGGGAAGTAAAGCAGATCCCCTTCATTGGGTCTACTTTCTACCGTTAGATTGGGACTATGTTCTGCTACCTCTTGATCCCAGCGTCTTGTAGACACACGGAAGACAACTTCGTCCGTAATTCTCAAACCGAACTTGGAGATGAACTCTGCATTGTCACCAAAACCTGTGACGTTCTGCAGCAGCATTTCAATCTGGAATTGTTCTTGATACTTGGTGTATCTAACTTCATCCAGAGTGCTGTCTTGCAGAACTATCTTGGGGATATAGTAAATATCTGTACCAAACAGTTTGATTTGCTCATCCACAAGATCCTGTACGAGACCTTGTTCGCCACTGTGACCTTGGTAGTAAGTTGGAAAGTAGGGACTGGTAGGCATCTTATCCGATCATATCCATTGGTGGGATTGCGTACTTGCTGAGAACTTCAGATTCAATCTTCTCAATCTCTGCAAGTGCGTCTGTGTATAACTCTCTTCCGTTGAGGGTGATACCACCAGGCAACTGGACGTTGTTATACTTAATCAAGTTCTGACCCCACTGCTTCTTCATGAGAGCAGTAGCGTACTTCTTCACAAACATATCATTATACATTTCCGTGGCATCTGTAGGATCAATAAGACGATGACACTCAATCAGGATGTTTGATCCTGTTTTGAGGAAGTCTTTGTCTAGATCCATATAGAGACGATCACGACGCATTGTATATCTGAACTGTTGGAACGATCCATTGTTCAGGACCATATCTAGAGTTTCTAGATACTGTTTGTTCATATAATAGTTGAGGATATCAAGCGATCCGAATGCATAGAGATCATTCAAGAACAACTGATACTCAACACCAAAAAGATTTGAACGGATTGAATTGCTGACAAGACCGAAGACTCTGGTAATACCAACTACATGATCTGGGACTGGAATGTAATTTGTGGTTTCTTTCCAGTCGGTTGTACCGCTAGTTGTTGTTACACTAGCGGCAAACCTTGTTTTATCGTCAGCAGTGATTTCGTGGAATAGATATGCACGCTCCATACCATTGTAGCAGTTCTCTTGGAAGAACTGAATGGTGTCATCAATAACGTTGTTTACCTGTTCGTCGTCAATGTTTACTTGTAGGACAGGCTCACCAAGCTGCCTCTTACAATATGTGATGAGTTCAGCTCTTGAATTTGGAGATGCCATTACACACAATAATCCCTTCTTTTATATTTAGGGATTATTCTGCTGGTGCCTCTTCTGCAGGTGCTTCTTGTTCACCTTCTAGTAGACCTAGAGTTTCTAAACCACCCTGTAGTTTAATCTTATACTCTCTTGCTTTTTTGAGATTTTCTTCTAGTTCTCCAATTTGCTTTTCTGTGGTAGCAATTTGGTCTTCAAAGTTTTTCTTTAGTTCTGCGGGATCCATAGTAATCACAAAAGTAATGTGTGTACTATTTATCCATATACTTTAATGTAAGTATTACTCTCTCCTTGACCAGACCACCCACCAGCTGAATCACGGAATGGGAAGTATCTTTGCTCACTTCCGCCGTCAACGTCAGCGTTGTAAACACCTTTGATTGGTAGTGGTTTTTTGTCAGTTCCTCCAGTCCATCTAAAGTAGAAACGACCATAACGCCAAACGCTATCGTTTCTATCTGTTTGGTCAGTTTGGTTTGCAGTTGGATTATTCCATGGACCATTGATACTACTGATACTATGAGACATACCAGATAGTCTTCCACCACTAACACCAGTGTGTGTTCCTCCTTGACCACTCCATCTGGTGTAGTTTGTACCATCAAATCCCATACCTTCCATGTATGCATTACTTCCTTGATAAGTCCAACCTACAGAACCATATCCCCAAGACTCAAAGACTTGTCTTACTTCTGTGCTCTGTGCTAATAAAGCATTGATAAACGCTTGAGACTGCTCAAATCCAAAATTGCCAGAGTATGCTGTAGTAGATTGACTACCTGGGTTTGTCAATCCAGATTGCCCTCTCCATGCATTAGAGCGTGAATAGTAAGACGCATCATATCTAATTCTAATCCAAATACCATTATCATTAGTAATGCCAGTATATGTTCCAACTCCACCAACGTCAACAAATACTTGTTCTGCTGCTCCACCATAACCAGAAGGTTTGATCCAGTATTCGCCAGAACTTGGAGACGTAAGAAACCAATCAGCAAAGTTTGTAATTGCAGATGCAGCAGTAAGACCATCCTCATTACCAGAAGATAGTGCCTGTCTCCACTCTGATCCAGACCAGAAAGCAAGTGTATTCTTTGCACTATCAAAGATTAAATATCCTGCCTCAGTAGCACCAAGACCAGTTGGATAGTTGTCAACTCCATTATATGCTTGGAGTTTGACATTATTGATGTTTCCTAGGTTTACGTTTAGTTCTGACATTTTCTTATCTTACAAACATGTAGTTCATTCTTTTCCCTGGTCTTCTGTTGGCGTTACTAATAGGAGTTCCACAGCAGGTTCCGATAGTGGAATTACTTCCAAAACCATATGTCTGCTGTGTTCCATCTTTAGAATACCAACCCCATTGCATTGCTGGTGAATTGTGACCAGTTAAGCTTCCTGTTTGGTTTGTTCCAGAACAATAAACACTACCTTCTCTCGCACAACACGAGAACATATGATTACCATCAAGTGTATCTTGACGGAGAACTCTACCAGAGATATCACTACCAGATGTAATTTGAGAAGAGTTTGTCATGATAAAGCTTGTTTGTGGATTTGTAGCATCAGTACCAAGAGCATAGAATGCACCACCACCATATGTAGCAATGTCACTGGTACTTTGATAGTCTTGGTATGTAGATGAACTAGATCCACCAGAGTTTGTAATACTTGCTCCTTCTGTATTCCATAGTCTATCTGGTTCTGCAGTAACGTTTTTATGGAACTGTGTAAACATTGGCGAGAAACTCAATGTTGTAGATGATCCAGCACTAACACTAGATGCTGTAGTGTTGTTATTATTAAATGCAGATCCAGTATATTCTTGTCTACTTACATTACTAACTCCATCTGTGCAAGCGTGCATCATCCATCTGCCACCAAAAGATCCATCTCCTAGTGTTTTATTGATACGAATAATATCTCTCATATCAAGAGTTTCATAGAGATATCCGTTAGGGGAGAGAGTGTTCAGACCAGAATTGTTTGTATAAGTTCTTCCTCCAGCTCTTTGTAATCCGTAATTAGATGTAGTTGCTTGGTTGAAATCGTACTTAATGCCAAGTGTCCATCCACCACCTTGTGTAGTCATATCACACCACACTTGGAATGGTGCTGCGGATGTATTTTGACCAGAAATTTTTGCTGGATTTAACCACAATGGACCCTCTAATGCCTGAACATCCGATGTTGTTCCACCTGCAGCAGTAACGTCAATTAGAATTGAAAGAGCACTTCCTGCTGCTTTTTGTGCTGTGCTTCCATCTAATGTACTACCAGTTGCTGAGATTGTATTCCACTCGGTTCCATCCCAGATAGCGAGAACTTTTCTATCTGTGTCATAAATCATAAACCCAGCATCCGAAGACGTTAAGTTTGTTGGATAATTATTTG